GATGTCACAGATACAACTAATGTAGACGCTGCTGGTGCGGTAATGAATAGTGATACAACAACTGCTGCAATGAGTTTTGTTGTTGATGAAGATAATATGTCATCTAACAGTGCCACTAAAGTGCCGACCCAACAATCAGTAAAAGCTTATGTAGATACAGAAGTTGCAGATATTGTAAATTCAGCACCTTCAAATTTAGATACTTTAAAAGAATTGAGTGATGCTTTAGGTGCAGATGCTAATTTTTCTACAACAGTAACAAATAATATTGCTACTAAATTACCTTTAGCTGGTGGCACAATGACAGGAAATATTGTCATGAGTGGTACAGAAACTGTAGATGGTAGAGATTTATCTGTAGATGGTGCAAAATTAGATGGAATAGATGCTGGAGCTAAAGACGATCAAACTGCTGCTGAAATAAAAACTCTTTTACAATCTGATAAATTAACAGTTAATGAAATAGCTGATGACGCTGTTACTTATGCCAAGATGCAAAACGTATCAGCTACAGACAGGATTTTAGGAAGAGATTCGGCTGGTGCAGGTGTAATAGAAGAAATAACACCAGCAAATTTACGCACCATGATAAATGTAGAGGATGGTGCTACAGCAGATCAAACAAAATCAGATATAGATGCTCTTGGTATTGCAGCTACAACCGCAGCTACGCTTGCTACTGCTCGTAATATCGGTGGCGTTAGTTTTGATGGATCGGCAAATATAGATTTACCTGGTGTTAATACTGCTGGAAACCAAGACACTACAGGATCAGCAGCAACATTAACAACAGCAAGAAATATAGCTGGAGTTGCCTTTGACGGTTCAGCAAACATTTCTCTTAACAATAATGCAATTACTAACGGTGCTGGATATATTACTGATTTGGTAAGTGATACAACACCACAACTAGGCGGTGACTTGGATATGAACAGTAAGTTTATATCAAGCGGTATTTTAGGAATAAAAAATACAGGCTCACAATCTGAGTTACGTCTTTATTGTGAAGTAAGTAACGCTCATTATGCAAGTATAAAAGCCCCTGCTCATGCTGATTTTTCTGGTAATATCACTTACACCTTGCCATCAGGATATGGGTCTAACGGGCAGGTCTTAAAGTCAGATGGATCGGGTGGTACTAGTTGGGTAGATCAGCCAACAGCTAACGCAACACATACGGGAGAAGTTACAGGTTCAACTGCTTTAACTATTGCCGATAACGTAGTTGATGAAGCTAATTTAAAAGTAAGTAATTCACCTACTAATGGCTATGTACTAACTGCGCAGTCAGGTAATACTGGTGGGTTAACATGGGCTGCTGCTGCTAGTGGGTTGGTTGGTAGTAGTAATGAAAAGTTATTTGTAGAAGCAGAAAACCAAATGGATAACAGTTTTACTACAACAGCAAACTTTAACTATGTTGCAGCTAGTCCTATGATTATTGCTTCTGGTGCTACCCTTACAGTAAGTGCAAGCTCTACCATGACGTTTGTTTAACTTCTTTCTAATTTAAAATCATGTCTAAAGTTATTGTTGATGAAATCCAAACTGATACCACAGATGGAAATGTAAGAATTATTCCTAATGGTGCAGGTAAGTTAGAAGTAAAGGGTGCGGGTGGAGATGACGCAATGCTCCAGTTAAACTGCTCTGCACAAACTCATGGAGTAAAGTTAAAATCCCCTGCTCATACTCATGGTCAGGAATATACAATGATTCTGCCTGATAATAATATTGCAGCAGATAAGTATTTAAAAGTTAAAAGTATTGCAAGTGGTAGTGGAACTTCAGCAGTTGGACAGTTGGAATTTGCAGATGTGGCTGCTGGCGTTACTTCTGATGCTCGTGAAAATACAGTTGCAGGTACTGACTCTGGTAGTAATTTTGATGGTACAAATGCTACTGATAATACCTTATTTGGATACAAAGCTGGTGAAGATATTACTTCGGGAACTCATAATACAACTTTTGGTCGTGCAGCAGGGACTGACATAACATCTGGTGGTAGTAATACTTGTATTGGTTCAAACGCAGGTCATAAACTTACAACTCAACTTTCAAATACTTTCGTTGGAGCATATTCTGGGTATAACCAAACTGGTGAAGGTAGAAACACTGGCTTGGGTCAAGGCACTTTGTATGCTTTAACAACGGGTTCATATAACGTTGCTTTAGGTGATGCGTGTTTAATGATGTTAACAACTGGTAATCACAATGTTTGTGCTGGTAGATTAGCTGGATATAATATGACTACTGGAAGCTATAACTCTATTTTTGGACATGAGGCTGGAAAAGCTATAACTACAGGTGGTTATAACTTATTATTAGGTCTTGAGTCAGGATATTCAATAACTACTGCTAATTTTAATACAGGGGTTGGTAATAACACACTTTACACCTGTACTACGGGCGGAAGTAACACGGCAAATGGGCGATGGTCACTTTACAATCTTACTACTGGGTCATTAAACTCATGTTTAGGTAGAAACAGTGGGGTCAATATAACTACTGGAGAAAATAATATTTGTATAGGATATCAAGCTGGTGCTACTTCTAGTCCATCAGGGCAGATTACAACAGGCTCAAACAATGTGGTTTTAGGTAACAATAGTATTTCTAATCTTTATTGTGCTGATGCATCAATATCCTCTTCAGACTCTAGAGACAAAACAGATGTAACTGACTTTACTAAAGGCTTAGAGTGGATTGAAGCATTAAGACCAGTAACTTTTAGATGGGATAGAAGAACTTGGTACGGAACAGAAGAAGAGCCTTACGGTACACCTGATGGATCAAAGAAAAGACAAAGACTACATCTTGGTTTCTTAGCACAAGAAGCACTTGCAGTAGAGCAAGCTAACGGCTATGGAAACAGTAATGATGATTCTTTAATACTTAACCTTACAGATGATGGGATGAGTTATGGAATGAAGTATGAAAGACTTGTACCAATTCTTGTAAATGCTATAAAAGAGTTATCAACTAGAGTAAAAACCCTTGAAGGAGGGTAAAATAAAAACAATGTACATTTAAGTATTATGTCAACACTAAAAGTAGATGATATACAAGCTAGGCAAAGCACAGATGACGCAATATCGCTTGCTGCTGATTCTTCTGTTTCTTTAAAACACAGTGCATCTGCTAAATTAACTACGACAGCGACAGGGGTGAGCGTCACTGGAACGTGTACAGCAGATACCTTCTCAGGGTCAGGTGCAAGTTTAACTTCTATTCCAGCAGCTAATATAACAGGAACTTTTACATCAGTTACAGATTCAAAAGGTGATGTAAGAAATATTCCTCAAAATCAGCAACTCAGCAACTCCAATTATACACTTGTCGCCTCTGATGCAGGGAAACATATTGGTTTAGGAGGAAGTCCTGGCGGTTTAACAATTCCTACTGGTGTTTTTTCAGCTGGTGACGCTGTTACAATAATCAATACTGGTACAAGCGATCAAACAATTACTTGTAGTGCATTAA